GGTCATCGTGGCCCAGCTCCGCGACACGCCCGAGCTGCTCGAGGCGGGGGGGGTCGAGCTCTTGCCGCCGCAGGGGCCGCTCGGCCGCCCCTTCCCCCGCCCCCGGAGACAACGCCATGAGTGACCTGATCGAGAGGCTGCGGGAGACTGCGGCGGCGCGGGCAAAGGCTACAGCACACGACGACCCGAACAACTACCTGCTCGTGGTGGCGAGGCTGAGCCGTGAAGACGCCGATTTGATGGCCGAGGCCGCCGCCGAGATCGAGCGGCTGCGGGATGCGCTGGCGCCCTGCGCTGCCATCCTCGCCCAGCAGAGGCTGCCCGAGGGGCGGGAGTATCTGATCGGTGGAGCCTTCCGCGTCACCGTCAGCGAGGCGCTGGACAAGGCCAACGCCGCCCTCGCCTAGCCGTCCACCCCCGGCTTCGGAGCCTCAGTCAGCGCAAACCCCTCGCCCGCCGCGACCAGTAGGGCATCTGCCTGCAGGGCTTCACCAGTCGGCCAAGGCTTCGAGTTGCGCCAGATGGGCAAGACATTCCTGGCGGGCGCTTTCGATCACGCCGTCCGCCAGAGCAGAGGCGCACATCGCGGCTTGAGGCTTCAGCCGGTCACTTGCCGTGCTTGGCTGCGAACTCTCGCAACCGCTCAACACGTTCAGCATCAGAAGCCCCGATGCCAAGGTCAGCTTCGTTGATCCGTTCATGGGCTTTCAAGTCCTCTTTCATGGCTTTGGTTTCCGCCTTTGCCTTGGCGTCCCGGCGGCCCTTCACATAGACGCCCAAGATGCCCAGAAGCGCGGTCACGGCGGCGGCGATGTAGCCCCACACGTTCGGCAGAAGGCCGGAGATCAGATCCCAGATGAAGGCGATCATTCCTGTTGCTCCTGCATGATTTCTGCCTTGGCGATTTCAAGGCAGCCGATCACCATCGAAATCGGCATGCCGTCCCCGGCTTCGTAGCAGGCGGCCTTGATCGCCTCGCAAAGTTCTTCGGAACGGTCCAGGGTGTTGCCTTTGCCCTCGTGAGCGGTGAATTTGACGACGCTCATTGCAGCCTCACCCCCTCGAATTGCTTCAGATCGATGCTGACCCACATGCCGTCACGATCCGGGCCCGCCACGCAGGCAACCGCGTCTTCCGGGTCGCACTCGTCGCCGTCTTCATCGAATGCGTTCGTGACGGGCAGTTCTTGGCCGTCTTCCATGATGGCGATGCGGAGCGCGACGTTGATCATTGCAACCTCGTGGCTCATCCCTCACCCCCTGCGGCACACACGGCCACCACGGCGATGCCCATGAAGCCGCCGACGATGAATCCCGCCAGAAAGGCCAGCGCGGTCATTTCGTGCCCCACTTCCGCCAGACGGCCAGCCCGGCCAGCGCGTTGCCTGCCGTGGTCAGCCCCGTCAGCACGAATTCCTTGAGGTTGAAGGGGTGGATATCCAGCACCCATGTCTGCGGGTCGAAGTCGGCATATCCCGAGAGGGCCAGCCCGCCAGCGCCAAGCGCCAGAAGGTAGAAGAGGCCCCGGCTTTTGGTCCAGTCCATGTCATCACCTCAGTTGAAGGGGTTGATCCAGTCCGCGAACCGCGTCACCGCGTCCGCAATGTCGTGCCAGAAGGCCACGGCCAGAAGCACAAGCCCCGCGCCCGTAGCGCCCCCTGCCGTGGTCTTGGCAGCCTCTTTGGCGGGGGTGGTGGCCTTCTTGATGGGGGGTGTCTTTCCCGGCCTCGGCACCTCGAACGGTTGGGTGCCCGGTCCAATCTTTGCTCCGGTCAGCGCCTTGTGCATGGCCGCGCGGGTCTTCGGCCCGCTGATCCCGTCCGCCAGCAGCCCGGCTTGTCGCTGGAAGGTCCGAACGTCCGCGACGCCAAGGATTTGCAGCGCCGCCTCGTCATACCAGCGCAGCCGGTCCTGATAGCCGTTCAGCCCGCCGTTGACTCGGCGCGTCACCATCTCGATATTCCCGGCGCGGGCGTAGTCGAGAAGCCCCTTGCGGGTGAGGAAATACCAGATCGCGCCGATGCCCAGCCATTCCGGGCTTTCCAGAAGCTCGGGGTTGGCTTCGAAGTCCGGCCCCTTGCCGAAGGTCTTGCGAACCCACACGGTCAGGGCGCGATAGTTGGCCCGCCCGGTGATCTGCAGAACGTCGCGGCCCATGTAGCGTTTGCCGTCGCCGGGCTTCACGTTCCCCAGATCGGCCCGGCCCTCATAGCCCCTCTGCGCCTTCGTCGGCCCCCAGATTTCCCGGACATACCGAAGCCCGCCGCTTTCGTGCATGACCTGCGCCAGAAACTGCGCCAGCACGGGCAATTCGTTCAGCGGGCCACCATAGTCCCTCACGCGCGCCAGAAGCGCGGCCTTCCGTTCGGTGATGTTCATGCGTCTCTCCTGATCAGGGCGCGCGGGTGACGGGGGCCGCGAAGCCCCCGCGATGGTCAGGCGGCGGTTTTGCCCTCGACGCCGCGCCGCATCCGGTCCAGCGTCCTTTGCTGAAGCCAGTGCAGCGCCTCCTCGATCTTCGTCAGAGCCAGAGCGTTTTCCCGCGAAGAGAATGGCCCAGCCTGAAAGGACCGCAGCCGGTCGATCACGATGGCCAGAAGGATTTCCTGCGTGACGCCGTTGACGCCATGCTCCCCAATGGGGCCATTCTGGAAGTTGACAGCCAGAAGCGGAGCGATGCCAGCGGTGCTTGCGTGGTGGACTTCATACACATGGCTTGCGCCACCGTGGCTGGGCGCGTCTTTCACCACTACGTCCAGCGTGTCGTTTGTCGGATTGATCTTGTGGTATTCGATGGTCCTCATGTTGAGAATCCTCCATTAACCCGTTGACGCTCGGGCAGGCGAAACCCCGTCTTGGGGAATTGGGATCAGGGCGCGCGGCGGTTCAGCGCGTCACGGATTGCTGCCAGATGGTCGCGGGACGCCTCCGCCGCGCGGCGCGCCTCCGCAATGTCGTGCGCCATCGCCTTGACCACCTCCAAAGTGGCCGAAAACATGCGCAGGTTGTCGCCGAGCTGCCCCGTCATCGTGCCCATGTTGGCCGCGAGTGTGACCGACGCCCTGGTGTTTTCCGCCAGCGCCACCGCAGCCGCGTCCTGACTCCCGGCCTTCGGCGGTTCCTTCTGCACCCGGTAGAGCACCACCCCGCCAACGGCGGTGATGATCAGAGAAACTGCGGTGAGCGTGGCAGGCAGGTTTTCAGGCGTGAGCAATTCGAACACGGCGCAACCTCATGGCGGTGAGCGCGTCTCGCCATGCGAAGACGCAACAGAAGACGGCCCCGGTTGACAGGGCCGAATAGGTGAAAACCGCCGTAGAGGAGGGGTTGTATGCGAAGAAGGCACCGGCCCAGGTGGCGTAGAGGATCGCCGAGACAAGGGCCGCGAAGTAGCGCACGATAGGCGACCACCAGCGCGCGCCGTTCACCGCCAGCCATGTGCAGTGCATCACGCCATTGGTGAGGAACAGAAAGCCCCACGCCTCCTCTGGGGCCATGTAGCGCAGATGGACGAAGGACAGCCCGCCCATAGACGCCATCGGCAGCGCGAGGAACAGGCCGAACCCCGCCGTGAGCATGGCGAAGAAGACCTCCAGCTTGCGGCGCTCGAATGTGTGGCTCATTCGCCCGTGTCCCGAAACTCGGTGCCCAGGGACGGCCCTGGCCTTTCCGGGAATACGGGTACGGCTATTCCAATTCCGCATGATCACCTCACAGAGTCGTGCCTACCGTCATTTACGGAACTTAGAGACCCACGCCGAGTGCAGCTAATTGCACTGTGCAGCCAGCTTACCGGGTGGCCGACGGGGCGTATCAAGGTGCCCGTGCACGGAACTGGATTTCCCGCAACCAAGGGCTAGTGCTCCTGGACCCGCTCATATGACGGAGACGATAATAACGGTAGCCGGTCGTGCTGGTGCCCCCCGGCTGGTTCAGCCCCGATCGAAGCGTGAAGTCGCTGCCGATCTGGGTCCAGATGCTGTCGTCATTGGACCCCTCCCATCGCCACGTGCCATGAGAGGTATTGTTGTGCTGCCGCCAGATGAACTCGTCGATCACCCATGAAGCACCCGACCCGAAATCAAACTTCAGCCAGCCTGTGCCATCCCCGGTCGCGGTTGCAAAGAAGTAGTCGTTCGCCTGACTGCCGTCTACCAACCCAGAAAGAGAACCCCCGCCCGCCGTGATGTTGGTGGCCGAAACAGTGATAGTGGCTGTCCGGTCTCCGCTGCTGATGCTGGAGGCGAACGTTGGGGTGATCCGCCGAGAGTTGCTGTAGAGCGTCAGCGTAACCGCGTCCAAATGCACGTCGTTGTCCGTGCCGCCAGTCCGAGTAGCATGGACTTCGACCCTTACAGAACGTGTGCCGCTCGGCAGAAGAAGGTTCAAGTCTTGAAGCAGCCAACCCGCAGCAAGATCGTTCGCACGAAGTTCCTGTTGGGAAACTGTGGACAATACCGTCCCGACGGAGTTCAGCGCCCGAACGAATATCGAAAAATAGTCGTTTAGGTTGTCCAGGGTCGAGAAGCGGCAGGTCATTTCTGCAACAACCCCACCCGCGTCGATAGTGGTTGCATACGCGGAGACGTCCGCGTCTTGATACATGCGCGCGTCGGTTACCGAACCCGCCCAGAAGTATCGGGACCCCTCGTATATCGTTGAAGGCCAAGCGGACCCGGATGTATTGATAGACGACCAAACTACGCCGCCAGATGCAGCGGTCCAGCCCGAAGTGTCCCCCGCTTCGGCTCCAGGATTGGTCAGACTCATGGCAACGGGTGGCGTAAATGGAGGACCTCCGCCCGCCCTGCGCCGCCGCGAGGCCATGGTCAGGAGGCTCATATTACCCAGCCCAGTGCGACACGGTGATGTTCAGGCTGTCGCCGGTCCCGCCGCTGATCGAGGGCTTGATGAACGCGGCCCCGCTGGAAAACTCGGCATATCCTGCGGACGTGAACGACAGGTTGTTGCCCTGCAAGTCCTTGAGCGTGGCATAGGTTGTGCCGTCAACGCTGCCCTGCAGCACCACAGTCGCCCCGCCGAAGGTGCCGGAAACCTGCACCGAAGAAACGGCGAGAGAGACGAGAGGCGCATAGCGCGAAATGGAAGCGCTTCCCGCCGTGGTTTCGCCCGCCCAGGTGGCGATGCGGCGCGTGTGGTTCTTCCCGGAAGTCTGGGTCAGTGCCATGATTGCAATCCTTGTCTGGGGTTAGAATTTCTTCGTCACCTTGATGCCGATCTTGCCCTTGCCGATGATCGGCTTGGCCTTCGCCGAAGGCGCGGGCTTGCTGCCCTTGCTCGCGCCGGGATTCTTGCCGACGCGGCTTTCGGCCACCTTCATCTTGTCCGCCATGGACTGCTTGCCGCCGAATTTGATGGTCATGGTGTTCCTCCTTAAGCCCGGCGAATGCCGTAAACATCGACGTAGCCAGCCGAAATGGTGGCTCCGACGATCTGGATTGCGTTGATGACTTCGGCGACGTTGTGAATGCCTGCGAAGGTGTTCATTCGGGGATTGCCATGCCGCGCGTTGCCGCTGGCGTAGGTGGACCGCACTTGCGACATGCGCTGAAGCGTCAGGTCGAATTGAATGCTGCCCGAGCCGATCCGGCACAGGTCCATGCCATCGGTCGGTTGCGTACCTCCACCCTCATCAGACACAAACCAGACATAGTTGGTCGAGCGCCACGTCGAGCCATTGTCAGCCGAAACCCTGATCTGCACGTTCGCGCTGATCGTCAGAAAGCCGGTGACAACCACGCTATCCCACCCGGAAAGCCCGGTCAGGGGGATCGAGGTGACATTGCTGGAATAGGTCCACGATGCGAGGGCCGTGTTTTCGCTGGTCCATTCCGGCGCGGTTGCCCCGCTGTTCATCCGCAGGTGCTGCCCGGCGGTGCCCTTTGCCAACCTGGTCCAAGCGGAAGCGCCGCGATAGATGGTGTCGCCCTCAGTCGCGCCCTGGTCTACCGTGATGCTTTCGCGCCAAGTCCCCCATGCCGAAGCCGTCATGCGGCGATGGAAAATCCGATCACTGGATGCGTGATAAAGCAGCATCATGGCGGATGCGGACGTGCGCCGCCATGTCACGATGATCCCATCGTCCGACGCCACAACGCCCGTTGGGAATGTCCCGACCGAAGACGTGTTGAACCGATATGCGCCGGACGCGATGGTGGTCAGGTCAATATCCGCCAGAAGATCGGTGTTCCCCGTCTCGCCGAGTCCGTACGTCTGGATCAGGTCCAGAGCATCCTCCGACGAGAAACCGGAAGTCCCGACGATGACAAACACGTCGGACGACAGGTCATAGACCACATCGTAAACCGCCTCGGCTACGATATCGTCAGCCGCCAGTGCCGCCAGTGCGCCGCCTGTGACCTTCCGTAGCGCCTTCGCGCCCCGGCTGTCCACGTTCAGCGTCGCGGCCCCGGTGTTGTTCCGATCCGCGCGGAAGCAGAGCCGCAGCCCGTCGGCATAGGCCGCGATACCCTGGTTGCTGGTGATGGTGTAGGCGTTCGACGTGCCCGCCGTGACGACCCCGGACCAGTCCAGTTGCCATTTCTTGCTGTCGGCCATTGCCGCGCGCAGGGCGTTGTTCATCAGCCCGGCCTGCATGCCTTCGGCAATGTTCACGCCGCCGACAGTGGTGTTGCTGCCAGCGGTGGTGCTGTAGTCAAGGGTGCCGCCCATTGTGCTTTCCTGTCGATGGTTTTGGGGGTATTGTTCGCGGCCATGGATATTTGGCAGCTCTGGCCGATTGTTTCGGCGGTCATTCTCGGGAACGCAGTGTCGTTCTTATTCTTCATGGCGGCCATGAAGTGCAGCCAGCTTCAGAAGAACGGGGTGAAGGACGACGAATTGCCCTGGTGGGTTTATTTGGGGCTGATCATCGCGCCCCTGGTCATGGCCGCCGGGATTGCCTTACTTAAGTGAGGCGGCGGTGCCTTCTCGCATTGGTTGCCGGATCATTGCCTCAAGCATCCGGCGCATGCTGCCGCTCTTTGCCGCTTGTGCCACGGCAGGGGCCAGAACCCCGGCATTCCCGGATAGAAGCATCTGAGCGATCAACATCCGCGTCGGTTCATTCTGGCCTTTCAGGACTGGGGCCAGCGCTCCAGCAACGCGCGAAACCATGTCGCCAAATTGGAAGTTGGCCGCCGACTTTGCCGCTTGCAGCCCGCCACCGGCAAGACCTTCCATCGCCGATTGATCGGCAAGGTTGTCAGCCGTCCGCGACCCGCCTAGCGCCTTGTTCTGCGTCTCCCACATGGTGTTTTCCCGGCCCAGCCGATCAGCATACAGGCGCGGGTCCGTCGCCATTGCATCAGCTTCCATCACCCGTTTGGGGCTGAGAAGCGGCTTTGCCCGGTTTGATGTGGGTGCAGCCATTGTCTCAAGGCGGCGCAGAAGATCGTCGCCATAGCCCACGCGGGCCGCGTCACGCTCCGCCGCCGCCATGGCCCCGAACTTCGGCACGTTGTCCGCCGCCCGACCACGGGCCGCCATCATCGCGCCTTCGTCCACAGCGTCGATCACCTTGGACGCCGACCGGAAGCCGTCATTGGCGGTGCGATACATGTCCGACGACCCCTCAAGGGCCGCGTCCAGCGCGCCGTAAACATCCGACAATTCCTTGGGGACGGTTTTCCCGGATTTGCGGAGCGCCTCCATCGTCGTGAACATGTCTTGCTTGATGTTCAGAACGCTGTCGAAGTCGATAAGCTGCTGATCCCCGTTTGTCATCTGCGCGCGAAGGGCTTTCAGCCGCTTTCCGATAACCGTATCCGCAAGGGCCGATTCCCCCAAGATAGGGTCGCGCTTGGTGAGGGTATCAATGACGTCAATCGTGTCGTTCAGGTTGACCGGGGCTGCATTGCCTCGGGCCGCGCCATAAGCCAGATCGGCGGCGTCAGTGCGCGCGTCAATAAGGCCTTGCTGCGTCTTGGCTGCCGTGGTGCCCTTCACGCCGAAAGCATCTTCCACAAAAGACCCGACCCGCTCGGGCTGGCCTGATTGCCGGGTGGACAGGAACTCGGCCACCTCATCCCCAGGCGCACCACCGGCCCGCGTCAAACCGTTTGCCGCGCGCTGGCCCGGCAACCCAAGGGCGTCCATCAGGCGGAATTCCGGCTGGCCATCACGAGCCGCCGCAGCAATCAGCGCGTCGATATCCGGCGCAGTTTTGCCGCTGCGTCCCAATGCCCCCGCCACGGCACGGTTTGCCTTGCTCTGGACGGCCTTGCCAAACAGGCTAGGAATGCCTTCGGTGAAGGCGTTTTTCGCCATTGCGAGGCCGCCGACTGCTATCGGTGCCGCCATGCCAGCGCCAAGCCCGATCAAACCGCCCGTGATGGTGTTGCCCAGAACGCCCGTGCCGTCTGCATTCCCCGCGCCCTGCAGCCCACCCTCCACTGCGCCAAGTCCGCCGCCGCGAAGCATCGTTCCCAGCGCCGTCTTGCCTGTCGCCAGCGGGGAAGCCGTGAGAGCGGGGAGAGCCGAGCCGATGAGGTTCCCCGTGGTTGCCATCGCAGGGTATCGGTCGTTGATCGTCGCCATGTCGCCACGCACGGCATCGCGTTCCTTGCGATAGGCGGGCAGGAAGTCGCCGCCAGACAGCAGGCTGCCTATCCCGGCTTTCAGCCCCTGGCTTTCGTCACCCAACCCGAAAGCCGCTGCGTTCGCGGCGTTCGCGCCCAGCGTGGTCAGGCGGCCCTTGAAGTCATCAACCGCCGCCGGATCGGCCTTCACGCCCCCGGTCACACCCAGTCCAAGCGATTTGGCGATATCGTCTACGGCCCGCGCCTGTTCTTCCGGCGACAGGGCAAGGAATTCGTCCCCAACAGTGACCTTCTGGCCTTCGATGGTCAGCGTGGTCATGGGGCAACGCTCCACTTCAAGCCACCCGACGTGGTGCCACCTGTTCCACCGCTTGCGGACGGGGCGGGGGTGATGGGCGTTACCGCCGGGGCCGTGCCGCGTAGCGCGTCGATCTTGGGCTTAACCATCTGTTCAAACATGGTCCGCAACTGCGCAAGGTTCTTGGTCACCCGGTCGCCAAGCGGCGACACGCCAAGAGCGTCCAACGTATTGTTCGTGATGCTGGTGGGGTCCACAAGCATTGCGTCCATGATTTCCAAGTCAGGCCCGTTCAGGACGCCAAGGTTGAACAGTTCCTTCATCTGCAACTGCAGCCCGCGCCGGGCGGTCAGCAACGCATCCTTGTCCACGCCGGGGACAACCGCCCCGCCGGTCTTGTTGAAAATGGCCTCGTATTCGTCAAGTCCCTTGGTCAGGCTGTCATAGGCCATGATGCTCTTGTTGGCGTCGGTGGTGTTGGCCGAAGTCAAGCCAGCGTCTCCGCCAAGTTGGAAGGTCGTGCTTGACCCGTCCGGGTTCTGGACGGTGTAGGACATGCCGCCGCCCTTCTTGTTGAGGGTTTCCGTTGCGGTCTGCGCCTGTTCCGGGGTGATCAAGCCCGCCGCGAGGTCGGCGTTGATCTGGCCAAGGTCGGTATAAGGCTTGGCCTTTTCGGCTGGCTTGGGCTGTTCCCCCGTCACGACATACTGGGTCCACTCCGGCGTCCCCCGCCCGTAGCCCAGCAGTTCCGCATCGCGGGCGCGGCGCTGGCGGGCGCGGTCTTCATCCGCATCCGGGTTCGGGGCCGTCAACTGCCCCATTCGCGTCTGCAGCATCAACTCCACAACCGAACGCCGCTCCGGCGATAGGCCGGGCATCGCCATGACCTTCATCAGCTTTTGCACATAGGGATCGGCCAGCGGGTCGGCCTGCGTCGGAGCGCCAGCGTCCATCCCGAGATATTCGGCCTCACGGCTTGCCCTGTGCTGTTCAGCGGGCCGCAGGAAGTTGTTGACGATGGCCGCCGCAGCTTCTGGGGCATTCTTCGCCGACATGATCGCCGCCCCGGCGCCAGCTTCCGAACCAGACAACTCCGTCATCAGGAAGTCCAACTGGACGTCCAGATCATCCACGGGCTTGCCCTGTGACGCCGCGAACGCCTCAAGGGCCTTCCGGCGCGGGCCGGTCCATTGTGCCAAGCCGAAACCGCCGCGCGACCCGGGAACCACGGGCGCGGCCTCGTTGATGCCGGGGTTCAGGTTGCTCTCGTCCTTGAAGTTGGCAATAAATCCGTTGGCGATGTGCTCAGGCAGCCCGCGAGCTTTCAGCCCTTCACGAATACGGCCCTCCATAGACAGCGGTTCCTTACCAAGCGCAGCCATGGCATCATCGGCAATGTATTGCGGGGCGGCCTTGTCGAATGTGATCGGCGCGGCGCCACCCCTCCCCGATGTGGCCGATGCAGGCGCGCCCGCAGGCCCCATGCCACCGGGCACCAGCCCGCCGAACGCCGCAGCCGCCGCCGCAGCCGCTTCCTCGTCGCGCTTCTGCTTCTGCATCGCCTGCATTCCGGCAATGCCCTGATCAAGATAGGCATACGGCCCGCGACCGGACGAATAGCCCGCAGCCATCGCCGAAAACAGCGGGGCCGCCTGAATCAGCGCCGCTTTCAACTGCGGCCCGAAAGGCTGTTTCGGTTGTGCGTTCTGCGCGCGAACTCCGGGCATCATGCCACCTTGCTATAGTCCAACAGCGCGAAGCCGTTGATATAGCCCTTGATCGCGTGTTTGTTTTCGTCCGCCATGACGCCGATCTGCCAGTTGTCCGTGCCCTTGTAGCGATAGCGGTAGACCGGGGTTCCGCCATCAGTCTGGCCGATGCGAACGATATCTTCCTTCGTCCGCCGGTCAGAAAGCCCCGCCAGAGCCGCCAGAATGCCACCCGCGCCAGCCATGCCGCCAGACACCCCGGACAGGCCCGCCAAGGCCCCGTAAGTGCCAAGCCCGCCCATGATGGCAGGGCCAAGCCCTGTCCCTGCCTGCGGCGACGTGGTGGACGACGTGCCGCCCATGCCACCAAGGCCCATGATCGCTTGCAGGTAGGGCGAGAAGTTGGCCGCAGCCTGACCTTCGCCCTCGTAATACTTCTTCATTTCGGCGTCGATCTGCGACTGCGCCATGCTGTCCTGCTGCGCACCAACCTGGCTTTGCATCAGGAACGGGTCATACATCGCCCGGTCCAGCCCCGGCAGCATCTGTGCCGCCTGCATGGCCCGGTTCTGCGCCGTGTCATAAGCCTGGTATTCATAGGGCGCGATGGCGTCGGTCGCCGCCCGGCCCACGCCGTCCATCGCCGTGCTGCTGTTGATCATGCCCGAGCCGCTGAACATGCTCGCCGCCGCCGGAATGGCCGATCCCAGCGCGTTCTGCTTCACCGCCGCAAGGTTCGGGTTGGCACCACCAGAAAGCATCCCCAGCATGGTATCCCGCGCCGCCGCGGTGCCCGGCGCACCACCTGCCGCCATGTCGAGAATGCCATGTTGCGCCCCTGTGGTGGCATCGCCGAACCCGGCCACCCGATCCCCGGAATAGGGCGTCGCAGAGAAGTCCCCGGCCTTGTAAAGCGCCTCCGCCTGCCCCAGGGCGTTCTTCAGAAACGGTTGCGCCACCGACCAGGGCGACGTTTTCTGCGTGACTGTCTGGCTCTTACCGCCCATCGTTCAACTCCCTGACCAGCTCGACGTGCGCCTGCCTGTAGCCCTTGCCCTTGGCCCATTTTGCCCAGCCCGGCCTTGCGATCATGATGACCCGCTCCTTGCCCGTGATCCGTGCCCACTCCGCGATATGCGCCTCAAGATCGTCCTGCCAGTCCGTCCGGTCTTCCCCGGCACAGCAGTTGATTTCGATATGCTCGGGGTGAACCGTGGTCAGGCAAACCGCCTTGAAGTCATCCACCACGTAGACCTGCATGTGTTCCGACATGATCTGATCGAGAAGCTGCAACGCCGTGGCCCGCTTGTGGCTATGCTCCGCGAAATTCAGCAGGAACGGGGCCAGCCTTTCGACATAAGCTGGCACATCGCTGGCCAGCATCCCCCAGATCACTGCGCATCCCCGATCACGTTCCAGCCCCATCCGAAGACGTTCACCACGTCATTCGCATCCGCCGCGACCTGCAATGTGTAGCCCGGTGGCACCAGAATCCCGGAAACCCCCACCACGAAATCCGACACGTTCGCCGCAATTGTCGTCTGCCATGTCAGGGCATTGGCCACGGTCGCCGATCCTGCCGGAGCGACAAGGCAGACCGACAGGGTATGACCGGCCCCAGTAACGTTGGCCATCCATACGCCATCAGCCAGAAAATAGGCGTCTGCCCTTGCGGTCACGATGGTCGTGAAGGTCGTTTGCGCCCGGATTAGCGGGATTTCCTGCCGGGATTGCAGAAGGCTCGGGGCCTCGATTTCCTGCCGATTACGCGGGGTAAGGCCAGAGGTGCCTTGTGTCATTCTGCTAAAGCCGGTCATGTTTTCAACCTCGCAGCTTTCATGCCCGCCCCGGTTTCAATTCGCACCTGCGAAGCATTCGGATCGGTCGTATCGACCAGATAGACCGCGTAATCCGTGCCGCCCTTCCGAATGCGCCATTGCGGGCCTGCCGGTGCATCGCCCAGCGCCACAAGGCACAATTCCTTGACCGTTCCCAAGAAATAGCGAAGCCCCGCGAATTGCGTTGGGAATGTCGAAAGCAACTCCCATCCGATGTTCATCCATGTCGGCACGGTGAAAGCGCTCAGGGCGAAGTTGACCGCGCTCAAGGCGGGTGTGGTGTAGGCGCTCAAGACGTTCTGAGGCGATGCGATGGACGGCACCGAATGCGCCGTCAGGGCGAAGTCGACCGAAGTCAGGGCTGGGGGGGTGTAAACGCTCATGCCAGGTAAGGACTCCCTGGGGCGGTGTATTTGGTGCCGCCACTTTCATACTGGACAAAAGCCGCGCCGACCTTGCCGGTCAGGATGTCCGCTGCCCAAGTCCCGCCCGCGCCGGTCACGATGGTCTTGATCAGCACCGGGTTTGTCATGCTCACGTCGTCGGCCTCGATCACGCTGACGATAGCGCCCGCGACAGGGCTGCCCGAAAGCGTCACTGTGCCGCTGATCGCAAAGGTTGCCTTGTCCACTTCTTCCCAGATGCAATCGACCAGCCAGTTGTGCGACAGGGCCAGGTTGCTTGCTGCCGTCGCGCTGATCACCGTGGCCAAGAGGCTTTCCCCCGGCTTCAGCTTGAAATCGAACGTGTCCACCAATCGCGGCAAAAGCGGCTCATCGCTCGCAATCACTTGCTCGACTGCGGTGTGAAGCCGCGATGTGTATTGCTGCCAGACCGTATCGCCTCGCGTTGCCGTGATCGGGGAACCTTCCCCTAGCGCCGATCTGATCTTGACGAATGGGTCAGAGGTTTCCGTGGTGCGAAGCACCGCCTTGTCCAGCAATATCCCGCCAGAAATATTCACGCCCCGCGATACCTTGACCTGCGGCATGACGCTGGCCAGCGCGGTAAGCGGGTCATTCTGCACTACCAGCCGCCGCACGTTCACATCGACCCGCGAACCGATCTGATTTTCCAGCGCGAATATGTGCTGCGTCACCGCGTCGTTCCCGAACACGGTTGGCACCATAACCCCGCCTGTGAACGTGATCGCCACGGATCAATCCTCTTCCCATACCACGTTGCAGAACCAGTGGTTTGTCGCCGGGTTTGACGCGCCCGCCGAGGCCACCACTTGGACAAGCAGGGCTTGGTTCTGCCGAAGGATCAGGTTTTCCGTCTCGACCAGCAATGGCAGCACGTTGTTATCCGGGGCCAGAACCTGCCCGACGACAGTATGCATCCTCATGCAATATTGCTGCCAGATCGAAGTGCCAGCCGTCGCCGTTATGGCTGTAGCAACACCGCCATCCGAAGCATTGCCACCCCGAACGATTGAGTTAGCGTTGCTGGCGTTTCCCGTGTCAAATTGCGCCTTCGCCAGCACGGTTCCCCCCGTGGGAACGGCTGCCGAACGCGATACCTTGACCTGCGGCATGACCGAGACCAGAACCGCCGTCGCATCAAGTTGGACTGTCAATCGGCGAATGTAGATCAGCTTGGTCGCGTCGATGTTTTCGATGGTAAAAAGGTTCTGCGGGGTTGCCGCAGCGCCCAAGGTTCGGAAAGATGCTGCCGAAAAGATGCCTGCCATTTCAAAGGTCCGTCCTTAACCAGATTTCTCCCGCCACGGGTGCGCCGGGGTCAGATGTGCGGTTTTCTATCACAAACCGCTGCGATTGTTGCTGCGCAAAGTCCACCGGACCAATGGGCACACTGTGATCGTCCAGCGCATGAACGTCAGGGGGAAACGTGGCCGGGACTCCGGTAAGATCGCCCCACGCCACAGAGCCACCACCACCTGACCCGCCGAACCGGCGAATAAGCGACCGAACTTCTGAATTATCCCGGCCCTTCACCGCCTGCCGCTCCCACGATAGGTCAACTGCACCGCTTGCGCCCGCGTCCATACCGCCGCAGAAGGCATCCGCAGGGCCAAGCGCATTTCCTTGCCATCTGCCCGCAAAGGCACAGCCCCATTCACCCCCGGCGCTCCATAGGCTGAAACCGTCTCCATGCGCTGATTGTCAGCCGCTACAGCCGCGATCTGCATGGTCCAGTCGGAAGCCTCCACGACGGCCTGCGCCTCACTCACGAAAGCCCGGCTGCCCGGCGAGGGCTGGAAAGCCCCCAACTCCCAGTCCGCCTGCAAGGCGTCCCCGTTGAAGGTGTTGTATGTCGCAGTCGCCCCCGATGAAATGAACGCCCCAAGCACCCGGTCCCCGGCCAGCCAGATTTCGCTATCCATCGAAGGCGTCACATCTTCCAGCGTGGCGAAAAGCGCATCGAGGTCTTCCAGCGATGTTGCATCAAGCCGCGATCCCACCAGCCAGTCCGAAGTCACCGTCGCCGTGGAAAAACGGCCCTGTTCCCACGAGTAGACCAGCAGCCGGTCATAGGCGGCGGACCCGACCGACCGGAAGGACCATACGATACTCCGGTTCGCCCAATCCACCGCCGCTTGCGTCCGGGAAATGTCGCTGTTGTCAACCTCGTTGAAAAACCACTTGTTCACCTTCTGGCTGCCAATCGGTGCAAATTCCGAGCCGTTGGTCATGTAGAACCCGTCCTGGCTCAGGAAGTAGGTCTGCGACCCGATGGTGGCGACACTGAACGGCGCGATGCAGCCCCGGTCCTCCGACACCACCGAAACCCGCCAGACAGTCGGCGGCCCGACATACTGGACAAGAGAAATTCCGCGTTCCTGAAACACCATCGGGTAGCGCCCGCCGACCAAGGCGGTGATCGGGCCGAACCGGGGATCAAGGTCGGCATATCCGGCCTGCGTCAGGCGATCAGCGGCCCAAGTTGTCGCCGGGCTGTTGAAACTGGACCATTGAATGCGCGTCGGCGCGCCGTCGATATAGCCCAGCATCAGGAAGTCGGCGAACCGCTCACAGTACCGCGCTTTTGGCGGGCTTCCGGGCAGGGCTGACCACGACACATCGCTGTCAACATCGGTCAGGTAGTAGGGGTCATTCGCCAGCGACGTTGCGAAGACGAAGTCGTTGAACTGCGCAAAGTCCCAGAATTCACCGTCGATCACCGACGCCACAACCGCCGTTTCCGTCGCCGCGCTGCCAACTCGGGCAAAGAGCCTTGTCTCGGACCCGCCGACGATCAGAGGCGAGCCATCATTGCGGAAAAACAACGTTGCGCCTCTGACCGGCCCCAGGAACGTGCTTGCCGTTCCGCCGCCGGATTGAGTGACAGTGGTAGCCCGTTCATCCGCGCCAAAGAAAGGGGCATAGCCACCTTCCGCCGGAATGCAGTTGTTCGCCACGATGCAGCCGGGGTTGTTCTGCTTCGGAAAGGCGGGCAGAAACTCCCCAAGGGGCACCTCAATGACGGGCATCAGTCGCAACTCCTGATCCGGCCCGTCGCGGCCTTCTTGTTGCTCTCCGCCAGCAACTCATCCCACGCCGCGTCCTCAAAAACCTTGAACGCCTGCGCCCGCTCGCCATCCGACAGGAATTTCCTGCAAATTGCCGATGCCGCCGCGTTTTCGATCAACTCCTGCGCCTGATCAAACCAGACGCTCGTATCCGCCGCCGATGATGGCACGACAGGCTTGCAGACAACCGACATGGTGAAGGTTTCCACCCCTGCTGGCACCGGCCAAAGCCCGATCTGCCCCGCGTAGAGCGTGAAATAGCTTGTCCGTCCCGCCGATCCCGTGGTGTCGAAAAACCGCTCGAAATCGCTGTAGCGGACCTGCTTCAGATCGTCATAATCCGCCGTCCGCATGTAGCGCACCGACTGGATATCCGACACGTCAACAGCCGTGCGCCCCGCCACATCCTGCGGCCCGGCCCCGGTGGACACGTCAACCGAAGAATACCACGCCTGCGCCGCAACGCTGGTCAAGGTCACGGCCCGGACCTCGTGCAGCCACGTCACCCGCCGGTTATAGCGGGTGATGGCAAGCTGGATTTCGCGGTCGATCTGGGCGCTGAGGTCGGACCTTGCAAGCTGGTCCGCGACCCGGTCCCGCACGTCAAGAAAGGTTGTCATCTTTCACCTTGCGCGGGCGGCCCCGCTTGCGCTTTTCGGACGCAGGCTCCGGGTCTTCCGTGGAAACAGGCGGCTCTGCAACCGCCTGCTCCGTGTTCAGGGTCCGGCGCAGCTCCTCGCGCGCCAGAAAGGCTTGACGCCGCCGCATCAGGTGCCAGCCATCACGACCCAGTTGGTGCCGTCAGACACCAGCAAGGCCCAGTTGCCAGCCGTTCCCGTCGCGATGGCTGTACCGGCTGCACCGCCCGCCTTCGGCACCACGTTGGACGAGGCCGAGTTGAGGGCCTGCGCCTGCGTGGTCTTCATCAGCAAGATGCGCCCCGCATTCAGCGCCGCGCTTGGCAGGGTCGCCGAACAGGCCGAACCGGACTTGTTGTTGATGATGACGGTTTCGGTGTCCGCGACGGTAAAGTCAGCCGTCTTGGTCACAGGGGCCGTGGTGAAGAGAGCCCCAAGCGATTTCAGTGCACCCACCGAAACCGTCTGCTCCTTCATCACGTCCCATACATCGCCGAGAGGCATCAGTAGCCGCCTTTCTTGCCGCCCTTACCGGACGCTTCCTTCGGGGGCTTGGAGTTGGTCTGCTTTCCCATGAGGGTATCTCCTTGTTGAAGGGGGCGGGCCATGACAGCCCGCCGATGCATCAGGTCGTCTGGCGGACGATGTACTGGACGTAGACCAGCGCCTTGCCGGTGGCGCTGTCCGTGTTCACGATGTCGCACGTGATCCGGGCGGGCTTCTCGAAGTAGAGGTTCGCAGCCGAAACCACGTCCCCCGCGATGTGCCCAACCGCCGCGTCGATATCCAGCGCGGTCTCGGTGAAGGCGTTCGGGTCGGAGGTCAGGCCCCCTTCCGAACGGTCAAAGCCGATGTCCACCTGTTCGTTGCCGGTCCCCGACCATGCGGTCAGGATGCCGATGCCAGAGGCAACGATAAGCGACCCGCCGGGAACGTAACCCAGTTCGTAAACGCCGCTCAGGTCGGCGTGCGTGATGTAGCGGCTCAGGGTGTGCACCACGTTCTGGTGGACAACTTGGCCTTTGCCTGCGTGAAGTCCCATCTGTCAGCCCTCCTTAAGCCGCGACCGGACGCGCGGCATACGTCGAAACCACGATGGTCCCGAAGTCTTCCGCGTTGGTGGCCGAGTTGTCTTCCGGGATGTACTTGGTCTTCTTCAGACCCCAGATCGCCCCGGCGGCGACCCCGAACTGGTTCCCGTAGTCGAACATCTCCTCGACCCAGGTATATTTGGTCGCGCCATTCTCGGAACCGAAGGCGATGGCCGCCGCCTGCGCACCGCAGAGAACTGCCCGGCGGGTGTTGGCAACCGCCGTGCCCGCCGTCGAATGGACGCCGTTGGTCACGCGGGCAGCCTTGTGCAGGATGACCCCGTTGTAGATGCCCAGAGCGCCCGAGAAGATCGGGTTGTCCTTCACGTCACCGCCCATCAGGGTCGCTTTCTGGATATCCTGCCACTGGCCCGCGCTGGTGTTGGTGCGCAGGTCGTAGACCTGATCGTCGTGCAGGAACATGACGTAGTAGTCGTTCCCGTCCTGACTGATCGGGCGGATCATCGGCCCGGTGCTGGCCTCGATGGACGCCGTTTCCGCGTAGTTGCGGGCAACGTCGATGTAGGTCAGGTCGAACTTGTCCGAGGACGTCAGGGCCTGGTCGGTGGACTGGTTCCCCGCCCGGATGATCCGGTTGGTCGACGGCGCGATGACGGCGTTGTTGCCGGTGAACTTCGTGTCCGAGACTGCGGTGTTGCCGCAAATCTGGTTGAAGAACGACACGTCCATGCGGCGCGCCCACCAGTCGGCGAGGCGGTCGCGGGACACCCGGCGCAGGTTGTAGGGAACCCGCTGTTCCGTCATGCGGCCCTTGACGCGGGTCGCGTGGCGCAGCTGGTCGATGCGCATGTTGTCGTCGTAGAACTGGAGGGCTTCCTCGTTGCCTTCCAGCGTGGCGTCACCCTGGACACCATCGCCCTGCATCTGGACGTTCAGCCCGCAGGTGATGTTGTCCCCGGCGGACTTTTTCAGGTCCACCTTTTCCATGATGAGCGAGTCCTCGGTCGAACCGATGAACTTGCCGATGAACGTGCGCCGGATCGCCTCAGCCGCGAGGTCTTTCGACCAGACGGATACCGCGAGGGGATGCCCGACGCCAAAAGTCGTCTGTGCCATGATGGCTCCTTTTGGGGGTTGATGTCAGATGAAGCTCACCGTGACGCCGGAGCCGAGCGGGGCGCGTTTTACGTCTGCGCGGACGAAGCGGGGCTATGGTGCCCTGCGGACCCTGATCGCCCGCGATGGGCTAAAAATCGCTGCGGCGGGGTCCAATCTGGACAGTGCCGCTGCCATTTCGTCGTCACTTAAACGCCTCTTAAGGTCGCCGACTTCATCGCGGAGCATCTGAATTTCGGTTGGCGGCCCCTGCACGGGGCGGCACTCTTGGCGTTCCTTCCATGCGGCCATTGCGTGTCGCGGCCCGTTCATTATGTTGAGCGGATTTCCCATTTTAGCCGCCCATGACTTTCTGCATCATGGCGTCGCGTTCGGCCTTGGGCATCTTCGCCAGCTGGGCCTCGCTCATCTTCGCCAAGGTTTCGATGGTAACGCCGCCGTCACTGGACGGGCCGCCAGCCGTGGCCATGCTCTGCGTCTGGCGCTGCGCCTCGGCCAAGGCGTTGACCTGCGCCGCGGCCTGTGCCGGAACCGGATCACGGGCCGCCTGCGCCGGGGAATAGCCGCGCATCTTGGCATAGCCATAGAACAGCTCGCCGGGGTTCTTGCCCTGGCTGTACGCCTGCTGGACGATGGCCCGGACGTCCGTTTCGATCTGCTGGTCGATCTGCTCCGGCGAATTGCCGTAGAACGCCAGTTCCTCGCGCCGCACTTTCACGGCGTGTTGGAATGCCTGATCGTAGTCGGGGGTCGCGGCCCTGAACTGCTGCACGTCCTGATTGACGCGGGCCATGATCTGCTGCTCTTGCGCGCGCTCCTGCGCCTGCCGGTCGGCTTCGGCCTTTTCGGCGGCGCGCTGCTTGATCTGGTCGATCTGGAACTGCTTGAACGCCTCGGGCTGCAAGACCGGGTCGGGGACCACGATTTCGGGCGGCGGGTTCAGCTTGGCCTGGATTTCGGCGAACTGCCGCTGCAACTCCTGGAACTGCCGTTCCGTCTCCTTCCGGCGTTCGCGCTCCTGGTGCAGCGCGCCCTGCGGAACCATGCCCGGCGGGGGCTTGTCGGCTTCCGGGGCCGGGGTTTCCGCGACCGGCGCGGGCGTCTCAGCCGGGTTTTCCGGCACATCGACCGCTTCGGCGGGCGCAACTTCCGGCCCGGTATCGGCCTTCATTGCCTCCATCGCGGCGCTTTCGTCGGCAGTCAGGACTTCGCTCATATTTCCCTCGTTTCGTGCGGGTTACGGGGCGCTGGCCGGGCGCGGTTGGGCCATTCCGGGCAGTGCCGGAGGTTGGATGGGCGTTGCGGCTTCCCGCTGCGCTTTCACTTGGTTCAGGACCGTCTGGCTCTGGTTTTCCTCCGCCTCGGACTGCGTTTTCTGCACGTCCGCCTGCGCGGCCTGCATTTGCAGCGCCTGCATCGGGTCCTGGCCTTGGTTTTTCTTCTGCTCCGCTGCCTTGGCGCGGACCTTTTCGGCGAAACTGGACGGCAACGGGCTGTATTCCAGCACATCGGCCCAATCTTCCAGCCCAAGTCCGCCCTGCTGCAGGACAGGCATCATCTTCTCGATCACCGCCCAGGCCCGCTCTTTCTCGTTCGGCGCGGCGGGACTGTCATCAACGATCACGTCGTATTTGCGGGTTCCGGTTTCGGTCGCCAGCGACACGTATTGCGCCAGCCCCTCGCGGACGATCCGCACCAGCCTGCCCGTGGGCGCGATGTGGTCCCGCAGGAACGACAGGATCACCTCGCCCTGCGTTTTGCGGTAGAACCGCAGGCTGTCGAAATAGGTGGCGAGCGTCGTCATGCTGGCCTGCCTGCGCTGGTATTCCAGAACCCCGGCCTGTTGCCGATCAGCCATGCCCATCAACTCAAGCGAGACGCCAGATGTGTCGCGGATCGTGCTGATGGCGAACTGCGTCAACTGCATCAGGGCCGCTGGCATCTGCACCTGCGGCTTGGGTTGGATGCGGCCCGCTGTCAAAGCCCCGTTTGCCACCGCAACGGCGCTGTCAGCCGCCGCCCAGCCCTCCTCAAAGGCGTTTGCGTCCAGAACCGCGCCTTCTTCGTACATCACCCCGCCCTTGGCGTTGGCGTTGATGATGTGCAGCGTCTGGCTCAGCCATTTGTTCGCGTATTTCTGCGGGTCCATCATGACCCTGAGAAGCCCGTAGAACCGCTTTTCCTTGCGGTCATAGTTCCCCGTCATGGCCTTGAAGGTGCAGCCGTCCCTGCAGGGCTGGTTTTCCAGCAGAATGCCGTCGCGGCCCAGAAACGCCTGTTTCCAGACGTATTTCGTCACGGGGCGGTTCGGAATGACCGTGTCCAGCGGCATGACTTTCGCCAACTTGTCCCAGTCCGACTTGGGCATCTCCTTCCGCCCGCCGTCCTGCGGATCGACGTATTCGACCGACTTGACCTTTTCGCGCCACTGCACCTGGACAACCGTCACCGTGCCGTCGTTGGCCTGCCCGTCCCCCTTGCGGCCCGATTTATACTGATCCCCGATCAGGGCCTCATGGCTTTCGCCTTCATCCTTGGTCTTGCTGATCCAGTCGGCGTTGATCTCGCTCGCGTCCCTGCCGGGGAACATGTCCTGCGCTTCGTCCAGCGGAATTTGCCGCACCCGCGCAACCCGGCTGGCGTCCTGCAGGCCCTTCCGGTGGGCATGGCAGTCCCAGCACATTTCGAGCGGATCGAGCCGCACGACGCGAGGAGCGCCCTCCGGGTCGGCCATGTAGTCCAGCAGCGTCTCGGTCCAGCCCAGACCCGCCACCAGCATGTCCTCGAAAGCCTGCGTTTCCTCGTCTTCCGCGTTGCTTTCGTCGCGAAACCACTCGGCTCCGGCGGTGAGGATTTCGTTCGGCTTGGCGTCGCCGATCTCGCGCGGGATGAACCGGACCTCGGTGCGATTGTTGATCTCCGACCCCGATACCGACGCGATGATGACCTGCACCCGGTTGAACACCACCGGCACCCGCTGGTTTTCCGCCAGCGCCGCTTTTTCCTCCTCGGTCCACTGGTGGCCGTCCTTGAAGGCGTATTCCTTCTCGGCTTCCTCGCGCCACTTGGACAGGGCGTTCCAATCGGCTGTGACCTGGGATTTTAGCGATTCGAAGTCCATCACGCCGCCCATGCACTTGAGCGCTTGCGAGGCGCGGGTTTGGCCGCCTGTGGGCGGTAGCCGATCACCAGATACCGGAACGCATCAGCGCCATGGCTCGCCCATGAATGCATCGGGCGCGGCTTGAACGCCTTGGCCTTTTCATCCCACTCGCGCTGGTATTGCCGCAATGCCTCAACCCCTTTTGCGCAGTTGGCTGCGTCAAACCATGTCGCGGGCAGAAAGCTGCGAACCGCCTGGATGCCATCATCCAGGGGAATGCTGTCCGCGATGGTGATATCCTTCAGACCCAAAGCCGTGAGCGTTTCCACCCGCGTCTTGCCGGTGCCCAGCTCCCGCACCCGCGCGTCATGCGGCAGGATGTGGGGGCCATAGATGTAAGGCCTGTCCTTTAGGACGCTGACGTAGTGATCTAGCCCAACCCCGCTGGCCTCGTAGTAGTCGATGATCCGTTTCTGGGCGCCGTGGAACTGCGCAAACCAGATCGACGTGGTATCCCCGATCCCCAGGTCCCAGGCAGTGTAAACCGGCAGGGACGGCTCGTATGGGACGGCTGTGATCCTGTTGGCCTCGGTCGCGGCCCGCATCTCCTTGCCGTAGTAGGCCCCGAGAATGGCAGCTTCGAAGCTGCACTCGAACTCCTGCTCGTATCGATCATCGCCCATCGCCCGGCGGGCCTCGTCCAATTCCGCTTGAGGCAGGATGCCTGTGTCGCTGGCCCGCAGCACCATGGAAAACCATTCCGGACTGGTGGCGGCAAACTCGTGGATATCCCAGAACTCGTTCTTGCCCTTTGGCGTCCCCATGAAGGTCGCCCGACCCTGTCTGTCAGCCAGCGCGGGGCGGATTACCATCGGCCAGGCGTTCGGCGGGAAATCCGCAGGCTCATCCAGCGCCGCGTCGTCGAAATACAGCCCGCGCATGGCGTCGTAGTTGTCCGCCCCGAACAGGCGAAGCCGCGACCCGTTGGGGTAGTCGATCCGCAGCTCGCTCTCGTTGACCCTGATGCCCGGAATGGGCGCGCTGTAGAACTTGGCGTAATCCCAGGCGATGGCCTTTGCCTGGCTGTAGAACGGCGCGATGTAGGCGCAGCGCGTGTCCGGCTTGTTCGAGGTCATCGCCGTGCGGATCAGATCGTTGACCACGCCCACGGTTTTGCCATAGCGGCGGTGCGCGACGATGCAGGCCCAGCGTTCAGTGCGGCGATGATACGCCCGCATCTGGTCGCGGGGCGTGTAGGGAATTTCAACTACCGGCATCGCGCCATTGAATGATCAGCGGCCCGCCGCCTTCGCCGCCATGTTCGACCGCGTGTGTTTCCTTCCAGCCCGCCCGCGTCTTCATCCAGAAGATCATGGCCGTCGTGTCGCCGCCCTTGGCCTTGTTGAACAGCGCGCCGCCGATCACCGCGTTAGCTTTCGCCGAGGCAAGGTCCAGTTCTTCGCGGTAGTGCAGGCGCAAGGTCTTCGGGTCAATCCCTAGCACCGCAGCGATATCGTCCTGCCGCGTGCCGATAGTGGCGTGAAGCTGCACGAGGTGGCGCAGTTCCGACGTTGGCTCATGCTGCGCGCGCATTGATCCGCTCCGGGGTCAGTTCGGCAAATGTGCGGCCATCGCCTTCCAGCGTTGCGGTCTGGCCGGTGAAGGCCTGCCAGCGCTCGACGGCGACGTCGACATAGGCCGCGTCCAGTTCCACGGCATGGCAGTGCCGCCCGCAGGTCTCGGCGGCGATGATCGACGAACCTGATCCGGAGAAGGGCTCGTAGACTGCCTGGCCGGGGCTCGAGTTGTTCAGCATCGGGCGGCGCATGCATTCGACGGGCTTCTGCGTGCCGTGCACGGTAGCCGCATCCTGGTCCCGGCTCGGGATGTTCCAGAGCGTCGTCTGCTTGCGGTCCCCCGACCAGTGGCCGGTCGCCTTCTCCCGGACGGCATACCAGCAGGGCTCGTGCTGCCAGTGGTAGTCCCCGCGGGAGAGCACCAGCCGTTCCTTGGCCCAGATGATCTGGCTGCGGATCGCGAAGCCGCAGGCGATCAAGCTCTCGGCGACAGTGGTCGCATGCAGGGCGCCATGCCAGACATACGCCACATCGCCGGGGAAGAGCGCCCAGGCTTCCCGCCAGTCCGCGCGGTGGTCGTTCAGCACCTTGCCCACGCGCTTCGTCTTTGCCGCGCCGACTTGATTGCGCCAGGCTGGATCGTACTCGACGCCATAGGGCGGGTCCGTCACCATCAGGTGCGGCTTCACGCCCGCCAGCACAGCCTCGACCGTATGCGCGTCCGTCGATGATCCGCAGGCAATCCTGTGCTTGCCCAGAACCCAGATATCGCCAAGCACAGACACCGGCACCTCTGGAACGTCAGGAACCGCGTCGGGATCGGTCAGCCCCTCGGTGGGGTCAACCAGAAACGCCGCAATCTCATCTAGGCTAAAGCCGGTCAGTTCCAGGTTGAAGCCATCCGCTTGCAGGTCAGACAACTCGACCTTGAGCATTTCGTTATCCCAGCCAGCGTCAAGCGCCAGCCGGTTGTCTGCAATTACGTAAGCCCGCTTCTGCGCCTCGGTAAGGTGCGCCGCCTCGATCACCGGCAGCGATGCCAGCCCCAGCTTCTGCGCCGCCATCACGCGACCATGCCCCGCAATGATGCCGCTTTCGCCGTCCACAATCACCGGGTTGAGAAACCCGAACTCACGAATGCTGGCGGCGATCTTGGCAACCTGCGCATCGCTATGCGTCCGGCTGTTGCGGGCGTATGGAATCAGCTTTGCGACTGAAACCGTTTTATAGGCGGGAAATTCAGTCACGTCACGCCACGTCGATGATTGAGATTGTCCCCGGATCGTTGCACTCGAACTCCACCTGTCCGCCTGCCGGGATGTAGTGGCCGGTGTTGGTTGTGGCCGCGACGCCCCCGAAGCGGATACGCATGGCCTCGTCGGCGTGGACTTGCAGCACCTCACCCGATGCGAGCGTGACGTTGCTGCCGTCAGAGAGGGTGGACGCGCTGGTGGTGGTGGCGTGGCTTCCCGATGTGCGGACGCTGGACGAGATGACGGTTGAAGCGCCTGCGCCGCGAATGCGGCCATACCTGCCCACTGAGAAGGAACATGTGCCCATGGTGCGCCGCCTGTGATGGTGGGGGAATGCGAAACGCCCGCGCAGGGTGATCCTGGCGGGCGTACTTATCCGAGCGTGAAAATGGCAGGTTTGCGAGCCGGTGTCAACGGCCTATCAGTCAGGCGCGCCCCTCGTCGATCAGCAGCATCAGCGCCCGGTGGGACCGCTCGCCGCGCGGCACCTCGCGGCCAGCCAGCCAGTCGGTCAGCGTGGACCGGCCTGCCCCGAACAGCGCCGCAGTCTCGGGTGTCTGGCGCAGATGGTGCCGCCCGAGGAAATCGCGCAGCACATCGGCAAATGGGCGGGTATCATCCAGCGGGGTCATCGCGGGCCTCCCTGATCCAGTCGACCAGCCCGGCGGTGAAAGATTCGAACTGTTCCTCGGTCATCGCCGCCGCTCGGCGGCTTTCGGTCCCGGCGCGCCGTCCCCATGCATCAACCATGGACCGGCTGACCGCCAGCCCCCCGATGCGGCAGCATTCCACGACCTCGGCCTGGCTCATGGCGTGGCTGGTCCTGATCCGGCGATACCAGCGGTTGTAGGGGTTCCGGCTCTCGTCCATGTTGACTCCGATTGGATTCTGGCGTTCTGTCGGCCCGTTCCTCGCTGGGGCGGGGATGAACCGTAGTCCAGGAAGGTTCAAATCTGTTCCTCGCCGTTGCGGGGCATCCATCAGTCCTCGATCAGGTCGAGGTTGGCGCGTCCGTCAACCCGCACGTCGATCAGCCTGCACAGTTCTGCCCGTGCGCGTTCCCATTCGGAACGGTGAGCATATCTGCCGAGCGGCATCGGATGCCCGACCCGGCTGGTCCGGTTCGCAATGCTGATCAGGTCCTCTCGCGGCTGTCCGCCGTGCGGCAGCCAAACCCAACGAAATTTCATGTAGCGACCACTGGGCATCGTCCTGGCCATGCGGATCGTGCCCGCCAAGCCGACGCGGATCAGCGGCTGCGGGGTCTCGGGCACGGCCCATGTCCCCGCGCGTTCCCGCCCGAAAACCCGGATCGTGCCGCCCTTGCAATCGGTCAGGATCAGCCAGCCCCGGTATTCCTCGGGGCGGGGGAGGCGGACCAGATACCCCGCCTCTGCCGCCTCTGCCTCGTTCGCAAACTCGTGAATGGTCATGGCCCGGCCCTCTCGGTGTCAGTGATCGCCAAGTGCCGCGGCGAGACGGGCAGCGAATGCGGACCCGTCGTAGAACTCGTTGTCGACACCCCAGACCTGACGCTCCCGCAGCGCAGCGCGCTCGGCGTTGACGGCGCAGGTCGCCCTGTCGGACACGTCAGCCCCCGCATCGAGGGCCAGCAGGTTCGCCATCGTCGAGGCGCGCTCCGCGAAAGTGGCGGTCGGCCAGAAATCAAGCGTGCGCGCGAAACGATCGGTTTTGTTGCCCGAAACCTCCCGTGCCGACGCAAGCTCGATTGCTTTGCGGACGATCATTTTCATCTGCTCGTTGGTCATTTCAGGTTCCTCTCGCGTGTGCGGTGGTAGCTTCGATACACTCAATGTAGTCCGACAGTCGGACTATTGCAAGAGGAAAATTCGGCCAGCGCAGAATTATTTTTCGACCCCAGCGGCGCGCAGCATGTCGGTTGCGGCTCTTTTCCGCAGGGCCAGCACTTCGGATCGGTGCAGACCGGTCATGCGGGTGACGGAGCCGAGAAACGCGCCTTCGGCCAGGCGCCATACGGCGCGCTTGTGCCGGTGGGGTTGTCCGCCGACGATCAGCGCGCTGTCATGCCAGAGGCTCAGGACAGCCTCGGCGCGCGTCACCTCGGCGGCGGACGGCACGGGAGGCTCGGGCTCTTCCTGGGGGGCCTCATCGAGGGTGCCCTGCAGATATGCCATCTGCCGCTGCCACGTAGTGATCTCGTCGGGCGTCTCCGGCCATGAACCACGATCCGGGAAACCTGATCGCGGCGGGGCGTCCCACGACCGGGAGACGGCGGCTGCCTCACGGAGCAATTCCCACATGGCGGTCCACGCCTCTGGGGTGTCGTGGTCGCGGTGGTTTTCGGCGGCGAGGGTGACGCCGTGCAGGAGTGCCCTGCGCCAGTCGAAGTGCCTGATCATGAGCGTCAATCCCTGCCTCCCCTCGGTGTTGATGGCCCAGCGGATGGGGCGGGCGGATATGCGCTGCGCAAACCCGCCGAGTTCGAGGCTATCGAGCCTGGAGTCCGCCGCGCTGTTGGTGACGCCCCATGCCTCGCGGGCGCCCTCCCTGGTTATGGGCGAGAGGCTGACGATGACGGCGGCCCATGCCTGCCTGCGGTGGCGAGTGGCGATCTGCCCGGTGTGGTGAGTGACGCTGGCGGTGCAGCGCTCCCAGCTGCGCTTGGCGACGGCGCTTTCGTGGCGGGCCATGGCTTCCATGCTGGTGAGGTGGGGGAAGCGGGCCATGAGGTTGATGCGGTATTGGGCCTCGGTCATTCCGTGCCCCCGAACGCCTTGGGCCGAAAGCCAGCCTCAGCCATGATTTCCGCCGCCCGCTCGGCTGACATGCGCTCTTGGCGCGGCTCTGGCGCAGTGGTCGGTGGGTTCAGGCGAACGAAGGCGGCCCGCGCCTCCATGATCTTCGATACGATGTGGCCCTCGTTTGGCATGGCGTTGGGCCGGGCCATGACCGCCTCGCGGCAGGCGGCGCGAATTTCGTCCAGCGGGTAGTCCTGCAACGCATCCATCCAGTCGATGATCAGCCTGTCATGTGCCGGGCTATTGCGGTCGCGCTCCCATCCAAAGCGGTCCAGCTTCTTCGCCAGAACCTCCAGTTCCACCGCGACCATCGCCCGGTGCTTGGCCAAGTCCGGCGAGGCGAGCGATCTGCTCAAGGGCAGGGTCAGGCCGTTTGCCGCCTTGGGGTATTCGGTTTGCGCCGCGACTTCCGTTGCCATTCGATTTGTTCCTTTCCCGCCAATACCAATCCGGTTCCACCGTTCGCCACCCGCGCTCTTCGGCCATGGCCAGCGCGTCGTCGGTGTCACCCCCGGCGTCGAAAATGGCTTTGAGGTGGGTTGCCAGCCGCTTTGCCCCGGTCAGGGTCATTGCCCCGCCCTTGCTCTTGCGGCGATAGGCCAGAAAGCTGGCGACGGATGCGGGTAATGCCCATGCCTCAAGCGCCTGCGCAACGTCGCGACCCTTACTTACTGGTTCCCTTACTGGTTCCCTTACAGAGTTAGTGTCCGAATTTAGGACACGGTTTTCGTCGAAATTCGGACACGGTTTTGCGTGTTTTTCGGACACGGTTTTTGGGGTGAATGTCCTATTTTCGGACACGGTTTTTGTCCGCTTTTCGGACACGGTTTCACCGTCTTCAAATGCCAGCCAATACCGCGTCGGGCGGTGCTTCATTGACCCATGTTCCCGCCCGGCATCGCGCCGGATCAGCCCAAGTTCTTCCAGCTTGGCGAGGTGCAGGTTGAGGGTGGAGCGAGACATTTCGCAGTCGGCTGCCAGCGTCTCTTGCTTCGGGAAGCAGCCCGTGTCCGGGTTGTGCCGGTCGCAAAGGTGCCAAAGGACGATCTTCGTCGCGGGCTTAAGCCCCTTCTGACGTATCGCCCAATTAGTTGCTGCGTGGCTCAATTCCCCAGCCTTTCTTCCAGCTTCCGCACCCGCTCGCGCAATTCGTGGTTCTCGTCGGCCATTTGCAGGATCGCCTTGGCCATGTAATCCAGGTCCGAAACGTTCAGTCGGCCCATGAACACACGTCCAATTAAAGCAGATGATGGTGTGGATTGGTTCTGGGATTTCCTGTGCAAAACCCGGCTTTCCACAGGGTTTGGCGCACTCTCTGGGGACGGCTTAGCCGCCGCCCTTTCGATTTCTGCCCGGTGCCATTCCTGCTCCATTTGGCGTTCCTCTGGCGTGTAGTCCCACTCGTCCCCGCTTGCGTCGGGTATCTCCCAAGGGGCTATGGGGATGGTGGGCTTGCGCAGGTGCTTCACGCTGCCCTCCGCTTGTTACCCATGTGGTAGTCCACCATGTCGGACAGGCGCAGCGCAGCCTCGGTTTCCCGCGCTTCCATCGCCATGACGCGCGCCATGGCGTCCTTAACCGACAGTGACGCACCTGGGTGTCTGCCGCGAATCTCAACGCCAGCCTCAACGAGCGCGGCCTTGATGCTGGTGATTGGGATGCCGACAACTGCCGCAACAGCCGACTGTGACAGGCCCGCCTTGTAGAGTCGCACGACGCGCTGATAATCTACGGTGCGGGCGAAGGGCCTCGCCCTGGGGCGCGGTGGCAGCTTCCTGGACGCGGCTCGGAACCGCACGGCCTCGCTGGATATGCCAAGCCTGCGCCCGATCTCGTTCTGCGAAATGGACATGTCTTCCCACATGCGCCGAAACTCGGCGTCGGAAACGGTGCGGCCTGTGTTGCGGGGCTTTCCCTTCATTCGCGCCCCCACCACCTTGCGAGGTCGCCACGCCGCCGGAGCCTTGCCACTTCGTCCTGCACATGGCTGACGTGGCAGCCCAGCCAGATCGCGATATCCTCGACGCCGTAGCCGTCAATCAGGCGGTGCTTGACTTGCTCGCGCCATGCCGTCCCATGTATCTCAAGGGGCTTGCTGAAGCGGGCGGCTTCCTTGCGCTGTCCGGGCCGGATACCGACGGCGGCAAAAGCGTCGTCCAGAATAGCGTCCATGTCTGTCACTTCGGCCCCCTTGCCAGGATCGCGTGGACGCGTTCAAACCGCGCCGCGACTTCGCGCTTCCGGTTGCAGACGCGCATTGCTCTGCGGGCGAACACCGCGTCACGCGGGTCTGCGGGCTTGCGGAAGAAGCGGAGAAGGCGGCGGATCATGCTGCCTCCATTGCCGGATCGGCCTCGACGCAGGCCCGGCGACGAAGCGCGGCGCAGGTTTCGGCCAGAACGGTTTTCCCCGGCAGGCCCCACCGGATTAGGTCCACCAACTGCGGCATGTCCAGTTTGGATGCCCCGCGATGCAGGCCGTTCCGACGCACGATATCCCGAAGCTCTGCGGCCCAAAGCAGATCGATGAATCCCGGCGGCGGCAGGAGCTTCGGCTTGTCGAAGCGGTCGGACAACGGCCACTCGCCAAGCACCCCGGCGCGCGGCCTCACGGGATAGGCCCAGACCACGGCATGATTGGCTTCATTCGGGGCATGGAACGCGGGAAGGTCGCCATATTTGGTCCGCCATGGCGTCAGAAACTTCTCATGCAGCGCCGCGATGGTGTGGTGCGCCACGCCTCGCATGGACATGATCTGATCCGGCAGGCGGTCCAGCTTGTCCCGCTCGCTCTTGACTTCGACTGCGGCAATGCGATCCTTGCCAACCGCCAGAACGTCGATCCGGTTCGGGCCAAAGCTGGCGCAGTTGATCTCGTGAATGATCCGGCACCCCGGCATGGTCTCACGAAGCCGCGCCACGGCAGCGTCTCTGATCTCTGCCTCGGCTGACGAACGATATGCGGGCATTACCTGGCCACCCTTTCCGACTGCTTGAGGAGCGCGGCCTGAAGGTTCGAAACCGCCACATGCATCACATCGGCGCGCTTCTGTCGGGCAGCGGGGTTGCCGCTGGAAAACAGCATCAAGTCCCATAGGCCGACGACGATTCCGGC